TTGCATCCAGTTAGGCAAATTTTCATATGCAAGTTGCAATCTGCCAAGTAAATCTCTAGCTGTGGATGCCTTGTTTGCCAGAACAGCAATGTTGACATTATCATTGAAAACTGCATAGTGTAATAAGTATGATATACAAGTTGTAGATTTACCTGTTTGACGAGGCATCTTACAGATATTAAATCTATTCTCATGGAACCTTCTAATCAATTTCTCTTGGAAATCGTACATATTAAAAGAAACAAGTCCCTCATCAAGAGAGACAATTTTTATATACTTTCTAGTAAAATATATGGGATCATCCTTACACTTCAAAAACTCAAGAATATTATGTTGAGAAAATTCAATAGCAGTATTTGCTTTTTTTAGATTGGGGTTACCAAGATATACATCATTATTATTCATAATAAATTAATTATTCAATATTTTATTAATCCTCATATTTTTATCATCTCTCCAACTATATGATGCAACAATATCTTGTCCACCACCCTGTCTTACTGCTTGTATTTTTTTAAGTAAAACTTGTTTCTTTATTTGATCTGCTTTCTTCTGTTTTGAATCAATTTGTTTCTTTTGTTGTGCATTATCAGTTTCAATATTGTCATCATCTGCCATTTGCTCTTTAACCCCTTTTACATTGTGATGACTTTCACCACACTTGATACAAGGATCTTGTCCACAATCACAATCACAATCAGATTTCTTTTCAGTAATCTGTTCAGTTCCTTTCCATACGCCATTTGATACAAGAGGTTTCATATGAGCAGGACCAATAATATCCATAACTCTAGCAAAAGTGGTACCATTAGAATCATTAATATTTAATGATTCTGTTTGAGGTTGTGGTTTCTTATTAGTACTTTTTGATTTTGATATATTACTAGAAGATTTAGATTTTGCACTTAATTCTGATTTTATTTCTTTCTTTAATTGTTCTCTATCAATACTTGGTTTTGTTTTAGTGGATATTTTTGGTACGAATCTAGATCCTGAAGATTTTGATTTACCTTCAGTTTCTTTCTTTTTTTGATAAGCAGCAGTTTCAGCAGCAGAATCTCTAAACTTTTTAACTTTATCAACTTGCTTTTGACGCAACTGTTGTCTTCTTTGAACTAAATCCACTTTATTACTCTTTATTACTATTATTTAGGAATTGTTGTTTAATCATCTTTGATAAGTCACTAGTAGAACCTACAAACACTGCATTATTAGTTACATTGTTTGTAGTTTTTACTTTATCTTCATCAACTTCTTTAATCTTTTTTTGTAATTCCATTAACTTATCAGTTGTATCAGCAACAGACTTAATAATCTGTCCTGCAACTTCATATGCTCTTGGACTTGCACTTTCACCTGCCAATTCCATAATACCATTAAGAGATTCTTGTCCCTTTTCAATCAAAGAATATAAGTTAGCACGAGTATATTCGTAATCTTTTTCAACATCATCTGTAACATTCTTTGTACTATCTTTTCTTGTAACACATCCATTTTCTGGTGTGGTACTCACTTCGATTGCACTAGTGGTATTCAGTGCTTCATCTATAGGATCATAACTAGACATGGCATTAATTATACGTCAGTTTGTTGTGTTGGGCTATAAGTTTTACCGTCATCAAAATCTGTTAAGAACTCATTAAATCCAAAATCATCACCAGGTAAAATCGAAGCATCATCCGCAGTAGTTAATAAATTAACAGTTGCTCCAGATATGTGAGTAGCAGCTATAGAACTATCATAACCTCTGTAAACATTAATTGTGGCAACATCAGGTATCTTAGTAATTTTCATAATTTCACTATCAATTACAACTCTATCACCAATACTGAATGCAGTTGCATTATTGACAGAAATTCTACTATCATCAACTGTTAGATTTTCTGTTATAGTAGTTGTATTATCTTCATTATAATCTTTAAGTGCTTTAGGAGTAGCAGTGTAACGCATTTGACGTTTTGCATTTCTAGCAGTATCTGCAGCATAATCAACTTGAACTTTCTTAATAAGTCCATCGGTAGTAGGTGAAACAGGACCAAATAGATAAGTTTTAGCAGTAAAATTCAAAGTATATATTAATGCTGTTCTAGTACTAAAATCTCCTTCATATTCATCCCTAAAATTTATATTATCCAATACAATAGGAACATCTCTTTTTTCACCGATTGATTTAACCAAATCAATTGTTATATTAAATGATGGTTGAAAATATGGTAATATCTGTTCAATAATTTGAAGTGCATCATCATTTAATTTTGAAAATATACTTAACTCAAATCCAATATTATATGGAACAGGCATAAAAACTTTTTTTAATTTATTACCATCTTGTGCTTTAAATGTCTGTGTTATTCCAGATTTTCTAGTTGGATCATATTGAACTGATACCATTTCAAATGACATTCTTGGTAAAGTTATTGCAATAGATTTTGTTAGCATCTCTTGCTCACGTATTTTAGCAAAGAATTTTTGTTGTGGACCATAAGCAAGACCTACTTTTGTTTGATCAAGAGTAGTATCATCTATTTTTTCATGCCTGATACTTATATTATTGAATAAAGTACCAAACCCAATAATAGTTTTTCTAACAATTTCGTGATAATAATATGTACCTAACATTAATATTCTCCAAATGGGTTTTTCTCACTAAAATCTAATATTGATTCAGCAGCCTTTTGAATCTCTTCATTAGAATCAAATGGCTCATCAAAACTATCAGTACTATATGATTGTACTATATATCTAGCATTAGATATAGATCCAACAAGAACATCACCAGGAGAAAAGACTCCACTATTTAAAGAAACCTTAAGTTCAACGGGTGGAAAAACTGCCGATAAATCAGTACGTTTTCTAAAATCTCTAACTCTAGCAGTAGTTCCTGATAAGGAACCTGTAACTTCTTCATTATAAAGATAAGTACCAATACCAGTAGTACTTATACCACTAAATGTAACTGTTGGTGTTACTGTATAACCAACTCCAGTATTAGTAAATTGTACCTGTTTTACAAATCCTTGTTCAATAATTACTTTACCAGTAGCAGTTGTTCCAATTCCAGGACCACTAAATGTAACCGTCGGATCAGAAGGGTAACCTCTTCCAGTCTCAATCATATTAATACCACTTATTCCAGCATCAACAATAGTAAAATCAACAGCAGCACCATTTCCATTACCTCCAGTTATAGTTATTAATGGAGGATCATTAAGCAAGTATCCACTACCTGGATTAATAATTCTTACTTCTTTTACCGATTGTAAACCACCAATTGAAGTTGTTATTGCAACAGCAGTAGCTTGAACTCCACCAGCTGGTGGTTGAGATATATTTACCGTTGGTGTTGATAGATAACCAGCCCCATCATTAGTCATAACTATATTGCCTATCATTCCTGTTCCACCAACTAATGCAGTACCAGTAGCAGTAACACCCAATCCAACTAACATTAACTTAGTAATATATCCTTCATCTTCCACAGTATTATCAACTTCCTCAATAGTAGTATCAACAAGTTCATTCTCATATTCATAAAGTTCACAACTTAGCTCATAAACATAGTTCTTACCTAATTGATAAAATGGTTTTTCAGACTCAACTCTTTTAATTTCAAATAATCTTTCTCCGAGAGGGAAGTATACCAAATCTCCTTCTTTTGGTCTAGTTATTAAATCTTCAAATGTATATTCTGTAATAGAACCTTCTTTAATACCAGAAGTCATACCTTCTAGGAAAGGAGCAATAAATTCTTCATATCTTTCACGAGAAATTGTAATACTAATCTCATTTTTTAACCTCAATCCAAACTTAGTCATTAAATCACTACCAGGAGCATATCCATCCTCATTATTTAAATATGCTTCAATTAAAAAAGAATCATCAAATTTAGATGATTGAACTTCTCTTATTATATCATCAGATTTAAATATTTTTCTAGGTAAATAATATACTTCTATACCAAAAATTTTTAATTGTTCATTAACTAAATCTTGAACTAAAAATTGCTCATTTCTAGATCCTTGTAAAAAATAGGAATTTAATGTCATATTATTAACCTATAAGATCAAGAGGTGGTAACTCATATTCAAGAGCCATTTTTGATTCAATTGCTTCAAGATCTTTTTCTGCATCATCAAATAATTGTCTACCATTTAATTCAATTCCACCAGGAAGTTTAACTCCTTGAAACTTGATTAGATTTTGTCCCCATTGTCTTTTAATTAAAGCAGTTAAATATTTTTTAACAAAGAAATCATTATAAACACCTGCAAAATTAGTAGGATCTAAAGCTCTATAACAATCAAGAACAATAAAAGTATCTACTGTTTCTGAACCCCAATCAATATCCAAATATAATCTATCTTGTCTCTTATTAAATCTTATTTGTTTATCTGTTGTTAGTAAAAAATCAATATCTTCAAGATATGTTTTAGTCATTGAATATTGAAGTAATGCAACAGAATTAAAATTATATAAATCATTCAAAAATAGTTGATACTTAACACTGAACATACCAGATGATATAGTACTACTATCAAATTTAAATATCTTTTCTACACCAATTACAGAATCTGGAACCTGTAAAAAATTAGAAGTTTCATACCAATTAGAAGTAATAGTTCCTAATCCACTTACATTAGTAGAAGTTGCAGTAGTAGTTACAATACCAGCAGTGTTTGTACTATCTGTTTTATTATGTGCCTGTCCTCTATCAATATCATCCTGAGTAAATTTATATTTAAGATACATTCTCTCAACACCATCAAAATGTCGTTCATTAAATAATTGAATAGTATCATCAACTAAATCATCAATTTGATCATCATCAACATTAATTTCTAATACTGGTGCACCTAATTTTCTTAAACAATAATCTACTAATTCTTGTCTAGTGGTTGGTTTTGCCATCAATAAGTTCCTCCATCGATCAATCCTGTTACTTGAGTAGCTGTAATAGTACCTCCGACAAACACATTACCTGTTGTTGTCACTATTCCTACAAAAGTAGAAAGACCAGATACGCTTAAAGAATTATCAACAGTCATACTACCTGCCACACCAACACCTTTTTGTGTGGTTTCTAGTTTTTTGACAGCATCATAGTATAAATCAACTCCTTGATGTGGAGTAAATACTGCAGAATCCTCTCCAAGTTGTGCCTGAACTCTAATTGCATATCCTAAGTCATCAGATATGTTATTTCTAAGATATAATATTGAAGCATTATTATCAATATATGATGCTGTTGCAGCACTATGATAAACTTTAAGTTCATCATTGTCACCGAGTTTTATTACACTACCATCAGGATAATCAATATTACCTTGACCAAGTATATCACCTATAAATGTGGAAACACCCACTACATTTAATTGTTGTGTAGTAGTAAGTCCAGCAACTTGCAAATCATTATTAATATCAACTATTCCTTCAAACGTAGAAATACCAGAAGTAACTTTAATACCACTAGCAAAAGTTGATAATCCAACAAAAGTTGATAAACCAGTTACTTGAAGACCACTAAATGTATTTGGACCATCTACAATAGCAGCTTCAATTGTTGCTGTTGTCGTAGCATCAAGAGATGCAATATTCTTTAACTGTTTAGCAGAACTAACAATTTCATCAGTACCAACATAAAGAGATCCAACTGTAGCAATACCAGTTGCTTTAATTGTGTTATTGTCAAGGTGACCAGCAAAAGTTGATATTCCACTTGCATATAAATGCTCAACATCTATTCTACCACTAACATCAAGAGATGGTGTAGTAATTCCTTCTGCACTACCAATTGTTACTCCACCTCCAACATTAATTACATCAGCATCACTATTAAGTACAATACTTGATGTACCAACAGTTAAAATACCAACTATATGAGCATTAGTGGCATTAAGAGTAGCAACTGTACCAATACCTGTTATATTCCAATTTCTACCTGTAACTTCATCATATACTAAATCATCTTTTACAAATAAATCACCACCAATATACATGTCACCACCAGTAGTAGTAATACCACCACTACTAGAGAGAGTTGTTACTCCTACACTTTTAAAATTTTGATTGACAACTAAACTCTTTAAAACATCAACTGCACCATCAATATTTAAATCATTCTGGAATGTTGATAGTCCAGTAACATTTAAATTGCCAGCAATATTAACATCTTTCGCTACACCAAGACCACCACTAAGTACTAAACCACCAGTTGTTGCAGAATGAGATTGTCTAGTATTTGTAAAAGTAACAAGTCCTGTCATGACTGATATCGATGAATCGATAATATCCGTCATTATAAAACTTTCAGCATCTAAATCCCACACAAGGATCATTCCATCCTTAGTTTTATTAGTGGATTGTACGTCTAATAGATTAACTAATCTAGTCGGAGGTGCCGACGCATTAGATAATACCCTAATTACATTTTGTGAACCGATTCTATCGTTAATATTTGGCATTACCTAGTTACTCCTGCTCTTACTAATGCTGCTCCTTCAACAGCTTTATATTCACTTCCATCTAAAGTGGTCAACTTTACATCATAAACATATCTTCCAGCTTTTAATGTTGATGTTTTAGCTGCTGTCATTGTAATACTAATAATACCTTGTTCAGGCGAACTAACTGAAGTCGCAAAAGAGACTGATGTTGAAGCTGTTGGATGCTTTCTTATTTGTGCAGTTGTAGCTGCTCCAGTTAAATTTAAAAATGCATTAGAACGAGTATCCTCTAATTGAAAGGATGTATCAAAATCAAATCCCTGCTCAATCACAATGTTGGATACATATACTGCCATTATTAATCAATATACTTTTAGATATTTATATACATACCAATTCATCAATTTTTATTTACCAATTGTTGTAGTAAAAATTTAATTTCATCAATATCAGAACGCATTCTTTTGAGTTCATCCTCTTCAGATTTCTTCTTTTCTCTCATTCTAATATACTGTGAGTATCCTTGTGTGTCATGATTTATTATCGCACCTGATTTATCCCTATACAGATGCTTATGTCCATCAACTCTCATAATTATGCTAGTGCAATAGTTCTAAAATCTTTAAATTTAGGTGGATAAGCCTCATTTGTTCCACTACACTCAATCTTAATTTGAAATCCTGTAAACTCTTCAGTATTATCCCAAGCAGTGAATTCATAATCCTTGAATTCATCAGTTCTACTTGCAGAAACAAAAGTATCAGGTTTTCCATTATTTAAATTAGAATCTACAACTTGCTTTTCAATATCAACATCCTTAAGATTATCATATCCAGGGAATAATCTATAAGACTGATCAACTTCACTGGAATCTGGTTTAAATAATCTATAAAGAACTCTAAAATCAGCTGATGAATGTCTATATGCAGAAACTAAAACCTTAAGTGAAGTTGATGGATTTTTCAAATTAACTTTTTGAGAAATATAAACTGCAGCATGTGGATCTCCAGTAATTTGATTAACTCTACTATCTTTAGCATAATTAGATACTGGTGAATCTAATCTATTTCTCAATAATCTAAATGAACCAGTAGATAGATCTAACGCTGGTGATAAATTAGAATCACTAGACTTAAATTGGGCAACAAATGTAATAGATTTATTCTTAGGTAAAGATGTTAATCTTACAGATTCATTGATTTCGGAACATAACAATCTTGGAGAACTTAATTTATTTAATTGATTAAATTCTACATCTTCATAACCTTGATCAATAAATGATGCTTCTGATCCACCATCACTAGTACCACTAACTGATCGCAATTGCCCTGTTATAGAAACATTATTGCTAGGTGCTAATATATTAAATGATGGAATAAATGAATCATATTGGAAGTTTTGTGTAGTAAATATTTCATCACCACCAGCAAATCCAGTTTCACTAAAACTTAATTGATTAGTACCAGTAGATCTATTTTGAAGATTTTCTCTTCCTGTTCTTGGTACTTGTATATGATAGGTATCTATAGTTCTAAGTGCCTTCAAATCAGCATCAGATGGTAAATCATGAGTTGTATTTATTCCAGTTAAAGAAACCCCATTAAACTCATATTTAGAACACTGAGACTCGTTTGGATGTGTATCTTGAGCAGATCCACCATACCCTCTAGAACCAACTGAAAGAGTTCCTGTACCAATAGCATCATAGAAAATAATTTCTTGATTAATTTTTACATATCCTCTATTTGTAGAAATTCCTTCAAAAGTAGCAAATCCAGTAGTATCCGCAACAGATATTTGAGTATCATTAAATGCCAATTCAGCATTTAATTTTACTGGAACAGTGTTTGGTTCAATACCACTAATAGTAACTTTATTATTATCTGCTGTCAATCCATGATTGTAATGATTAACTTCTATAACATCACCTTCATATAATTTTTCAGAATTATATAATGATGTTATAACTGTAGAAGCTGTTCCAGCAGATACTGGATTTTCATCCGTAGGAAGAGTATATAAAACTAGATAATCACTCGCAGTAAATTGTTGTCCTTTAACATTTGTCAAATAAAGAGTATCAACACCAGAAATAGCATCAACAGTCAATAAAGCACCTTCCCCTTTTTTATCATTCCCTAAATTACTAGTTGTAACCCCAAGAACATCACCAACAGAATATCCATTTCCAGCAGCAGTTACAGTTATTGAACTAACTTGACCTTCTGCATTGGTATCAACAGTAGCTTGTGCACCAGTTCCAGATCCAGTAATATTGAATAATGGAACGCTAGTAAATGCTCCAGTTTGACTTGGTTTATATCCAGAACCACCATTACTAACACCTATAGTTCCTGAAATCTCACTTCCAACTTTTTCAATAATACCTGTTGGGTTTGTAGCAACTGCAGGAGCACCTGAAGCAGCAGCACTTATTTTTCTACCTGGTACTAACTTGGCAATAGTTGGTGCATGAGTTGTCTTTGTAATACCAACTTTAAGTTTCTTAGTATAACTTTTTATAGAATTAGGTAAAGATTTAAAGTTTAGATTTTTAGAACTTAACCTTGGATTATATAATGTTAAATCTGATGCTTGATTTGTTATAAAATCACACTTATAAAGAGTAAATTTAAGATCTTCTTCTTGAGATGCTGTCCAAATAGTTCCATTTTGTGATTTATATAAACTTCCACCAAGATATTGTGAATTCACAATAGATTGACTACCTTCACCAAGATTTCTAGTTGCCACAGTAGGTTCACCCATTCTAGAAATCCATACTTTATACTTAGTACTAGTAGGTGCTAAAAGAACTATTGCATACATTCTTCCAGGTTCCAAATAAATTGGTGATGGGAACTTAACATTAGTTGCTACTGAACCATCTGCAGAAGTTTTGATAATAGATCCACCATTAACTTCTATTTGTGATGGATCCAATTCAACTTGAGCAAAATCTTGTACTATCCTATTAGTTGGAGTTCCTAATTCAGTGCTTCTAAGTTGAACTGTTATTTTTTCAGTTGGATCTTTCTCAAAGAAATATAAATCAACTGAAGATAAAAATGCTCCAGTTTCATCTACAGTAAATGATTGTGCCAATGGGTCATCATCATCTACCCGTACTTCTACTACCCTTTCAACTATTCTAGTAATAACAACAGGTGGTGGTGGAACAGGTCTTCTAATAACCGTAGTAACTAGTTCATATTCTTCTACTATACCACTTGTGTTATATACTGTTTGAGCTTGACTAATTGAATCATCTCCTGGAGTTGGAGTTGAATTAGTAGAGTCTGATGTTAATTTAAAGGTCTTAGTTCCATTTGTAAATGTTAATGGTGGAACTGGATTTGCTAATGGATTTCTAAAGAAGAAAGAACCATTAAGGTCACCAACAGAATCTGCAAATAGTCTAACATCAGAAATTATTGCAACAGCTTTACTTGTTACACCAATTAATTTCATACCATTGGTTATTCTACCAACGAATTCCCCTTGAGCATCTTCAGTTAATGATGCAATATCAACATTTAATATTGTTGATGATGCAGAATATGCTGATGGAATTGTAACTGATTGGTTATATGGATTGGTTCCATACTTAGTAGTTGGTGAATTATAAGTTCCTGTCTTATGATTTGGTTGAGCAAGTCTAAATGAAATTCTTCTGGTTCCAGGAGTTGAAATACCAGTAATAAATCCCTCAACAGTTTCTCCAACTTGGAATTGTCCTGTTGTCATTGCAATTTCAATTAATTTAGGTATAATATCAATACCAGATTTTCCATCAAAAAATGTATGATAATTAGTAAATGGTTTTAAACCAGACGCATTAAATCCAACATTACGTGAACGAATATGTGTTTCTGGTCTACTACCAGTAAATATATTGTCAGTAACAGTTCTATCCTCATCACCTAAAACTACTCTTTGATCACCTTCAATAATTTCTGTTCTAGTCCAATTATCAGAAGCTGGATTTAACGTAACTCTACCTCTAAAAAGAATTACTTCAAAAGGATTTACATTTTCAACTCTAGATGCAAAAGTATTTTCAATCCATGATTTTTCTGAATAATTTAAAGTAACTATATCACCTGTTTTTTGTACATTACTGTCTAATAAACTTAAGTTCTGAGAAAAATCTGCCGTATATAGATCATATCCACCAGATAATCCTGGTTCTGGTTTGAATGAATATCTATCTAATGGGACAATCATTTCACCATTTGTAGAATCAATATCCATTTTATTATCTGGACTTTCAATATCCATTCTCTTATTATCTTTAAAATCATCAACAAAGAATCCAGACTTAAATCTATCTCCAGTTGCATCTTTAATCTGCAAAGTCTTTGTATCCAATTCAAGTAAAGATAAAGTAGTAACAATTTCTAGATTTTCAACTCTATCTTCAATTTTACCAATATCCCTCATAGTATATCTCTTATTATCTACAAGAGATATTTTTATATTATTTGGATCATACAAATATGGTGGAAGTGATATGGTAGCAACATGCATTCCAGTATCAATAGTTGTAGGTGGTTTTGGATTTGATGAAGATACACCTTTAACTACAGTAAATATTCCTGAGGGATCAAGAACTAATTTATCAATTCTTGGAAGATAATAACTATATCCAATTACAGAATCTCCTTCTGGAGAAACAACTAAAGACGAAGTTGCTCCACTTCCATTAAATGCTCTAGTAGTAAATGAAAATGGTGATTTATCAGTATCAGTAAATTCAGATACTCTTGGTCTAAAGTCTAAAGTATCAGATGCTCGCAATTCATTTGCTAAAGTAGGAACATCATTAATAAATCTCTCTTTAGTATAAGAATCTACAGTAAATACATCTCCAGTATCATCACTAGGAACTGTATAATGATTATAGATTACTAACAATCTTCTAGTTGGTGCAGAAACATTTCTCTTTCTTACCAATCTAGAATAATCATAAAATTGTTCTTTCTGTCCTTTATCTAATGCAAATTTATCAGTTATATTTAAATATATTCCGAGAGTTATTTGTTGTAAAGTAGTAACAATACCAGACTCTTCAAAAGTTATTAATTCACCAACAGTAAAAGTATTACTATTCAGATAAACAATCTCAATATCCTGTCCATTAGCATCTCTATTAACAATCTGTGCAACTGCTTTACTTTCTGCACCAGTAATTTTTTCCCCTAATACTGTTGCAGTATTTAAAGATAATCCACTGACAAAACTTAATTTATCTAATGTAGGATTAGAACCATCTTTTGATTCATATACAGCAACAACTTCAGCAACATCACAAACGTTTAATGATATTTCCTGATCTTCAATTCTTAAACCATAAAAATTATTTTGTGATAATCCATTAGTCACAGTAGACACACCAGAAATGGTCTTATCTACAGTTAATTGAGTACTTCTCTTATACTCTTTATTTTTTCTCTTAATTGAATTTTTTTCTATTGTAGCATTTACAACTACATTATTAGTCTGACTTAATTTTGATAATCCATTAAATACAACTTGATTTGATCCAGCTTGTAAATCAAATTGATCTTTTGTTAAAGTCTCAGTTGTTCCATCATTGTAATGAATAGAGTACTTTTGTGTATCAAAATTATCAAAATATGCACTAGTTATTCCAGTTGGAAGGTTTAATGTTAATGTACCATTTCCATCTGTACTTTGATTTGTTATTTGATTAACTATTGCTAATTTTGATCCAGAAAGATTAACATCTGATATATTAGATTGTTCAATTGGAGTATAGAGTCCAGAATTATCAGTATCTACAATTTGAGGAGTAGCAATTGATAATGAAACATTAGTTGCTATTCCTATTGATCCTGTAGCAATTCCTGTAACAGTGTCTATAGCACCAAGAACCATAGTTCTTCCATCAGGGGAAACACTATTAACTTTATTATAATTACTAGTCGTATTAATACCAGTTTGATATCTAACAACAGAACCTGCTTTAATACCAGTAAATTTATTTCCAGCAGAAGTAACATTTCCACTACCATCAATATCAACAGTATCTGTTGGTGAAAAACCTTTAAGTGGTTTATTTACTAATACAGTATCAGCAATAAAATCTATACCCAATGTAGAATCTACATTTTGATATACTGATCGTATATCCTCAATTCCATAAACAGTTATTGCATTAATAGATCTAGAAACCTCTTCATTTTCATTTATTATAATAGCTTCACCAACAATAAATGAACCTGAAGTTTGAACTAAATTCATAGTATTAGTACCACTGGCAGCAACATTTGCATATCCTGTAGCACCACTACTCTTACCTCTAATATATGAACTCTTAGGTAATTGTGCAGAAGTTAATGTATCATTAAAAGTTAATTTAGTATAAGTTTGGATATCATACAAATATAAATTCCACTGACTAGAAGCATCAGTATATGGAGTATTTCTCAACCCATATGAATATACTCTAGCTTTTCCTATTTCTGCTCCAGTACCTGCATTTGTAGTAGAAAGAGCTCTTCTTTCAGCATGTAATGCTATATTTGAACCATTACTTACATCTAAATTTATTAATGCTGAACCTTGTGGGTTGTCAACCCTAAGTAATGTTCCCATTTCAAATGGAACATTTACAGTACCTATAGTTTCAGTGTCTCTTGGTTTTTCTACATCTACAATAGTAGTTCCTGGTTTATCAACACGTTTTCCTTTAACATATGCAGTACCTGGTGATACTCTTACACACATTAAATCATCAGATGGAGTACCTCCTTCTTCAGTAGATTGATTTGCTTGAAATATTCCTTCGTTTGAAATATTATCATTTAAGGAATTAGCAACTTCAACTTTAAAATTACCTAATGAATAATTACCAGACTCTTCAAATGTTCTTAATGCAAAATAGTCATCAATTATAGAATATGTTGAAGTATTCTGAATTTTCTTAATTTCACCATTATCTACTCTAAGTAACTCAATAAAACTAGTATCATTAAAATCTGTTAGTGATTTTTTAGTTAAAGTTGTACTAATTTTTAATCTATCTGCACCTGGAGCAGCATAATTAGAGAATCCTTTTGCATTATCATATAATGATGGATCTTCATTTGATGAAACTATTGATTCTAAAACATTAAATCCAACTCTATATGAAGGTGTATTTGAATATGGATCTAAAACTACCCTATCATCAGAAACATCTACAAAATTACCTCTTATAAAATAGACTCCACTAGAAATTCCAACAGAACTACCAGTTGCAGTAGCAGAAGATGATATTAAAGTGGCTACAGTATCTCCAATATCTATAGTAGTATTTCCATATACTATAGTTTCTTGTGATATTAAACTTTCACTATTTGTTAATTTACCTTCAGTATTATCATTATCTGATGTTAAATATTTTACAAATATTGTTATATCTGTAATATCACTAGAATCGGATGGTAACTTATAATCTAAAATTATAATAGTTACACCAGAGTTTTGTCCTTTAAACTTTTTACCTTTTAAATCATTCAGGTATAAAGAAATAGGTATTCCAAGATGATCAGATTCTAATTTTACTGAGAAATATTCATTATCATAAGTTATATTTCCAGGGATCACCATTGATCCTTCTTTAAATATATGTCTACCAAAAGATTCTACTTGATTTTGAAAAGTAGACTGAAGAGTAGTTAACTCTCTTGCTTGAACAGGTCTTCCTGGTCTGAATAAAACCTTATGATAATTATTTTCTACATTAAAATCATCATAATACGGATTTATATTTAAATTAGTTTTTTGTGGCATTTTTCTTTAGAATTCCAGAATGATTTTAACGTCTTCTTTTTGTCTCGGATCTCGATTTATTAATTTTCTATTATCTAAATAAATTATTTCACCAGACCCTTTATTTATCTCAGCAAGAGCAATACCAGAATTAAATTCAACTCCCAAATCGATAATTTTGTTTCCAGTTGGATTTGTACTAATTCCATTAAAACTAGTTTCTATTCCAGAACTAAAACCACCACCAATTTTTTTAATTTGTTCGGTAGTTGATTGGAATGTATAAATCTGACCTGTAGACTGATTACCAAGTCTAGTAATATTAGCAAAATCTGTTTGATCTCCACTTTCTGGATTAAAATATAAAGATCTATCTTGATAATATTTCAAAACTGCACTTGTACTAACTCCTGATGTAATTACATCATAAGAAACGACATATCCATATGCAGTACCTATAGAAACAGAACCAGATTTAATATCTTGATATATTCTATCTCCAGGTGTAATTGATCCACTTGGAGCGTCTAAGTAAAGAGCACCTACAGATGAAAATTGACTTTCAGTAAATGTTGATGAAGATCCAACTGCAGTTGGATTTTTAATAATTCCAATTTGTGCAAATTTTGTATCTATAGGAAAATCTTTTGTAGAATCATCAAATCTTGCATATACCATAACTTTATCACCACCAAGTTCTTGGTATATGTCATAACCATGTCCTTTTGTAGGTGGTATGATTGGTATCAACTTTGCTGGTGTTGGTGGATTAGCAGCAAGAGGTGCTGTTGAAATTCCACTTAAATCAACAACACCATATGTATATCCTTGACCACCAGATGAAACAACTATATTATCAATAGAACTGTTTACAACATCAATAATAACTTTACCATTAGAACCATCACCAACAATATTAAATTCTTGTCCTGTTATATCTGGATATCCACTTCCTGGATTATCTATCCATACCTTTTTAATTTGATTATTATTTACATCAGAATCAGAATTTTCTCTAACAGATACTATTTGAGAATCTGATGTACTTGACCAATCATTAGGAAGAGGTATATATTCTGTCGAATCAAATTTTATAATATCACTTGGAGAAACTGAAAATAAGAATTTCCAAATATAACCATCATCATTTGTACCTGATGCTCTAGAAGCTTCTAATCCAGTAAATAAAGGTTCATTTTGTGAAGGTTGTCCTTCTTTAGAAATAGTACTAATTCCAGTAGATCCATTATCAATACAAATATAAACATTATAATCTTTATTTACAATAAAATAACTAGTATCATATAACTTAGATTTATCTGTTAATGGTGAAGGATTACTAATACTATAATCATGGCGATACATTTCATATCTAGAACCTTGTGTCCATGTTCGTTTCTTGATAACTCTTCTAGCATTTGCAGGAGTAATCTTCTTACCAAAAATCATAGTATCAGTAACATGATTTTCATAATTGATATTGTCTATAGGAGATTGTGGGCTAGAATCCCAATCTGTTTTTCTACCATAGGCACTTTGAATTCCAGGATTTACTAATCCCAAGAAAATATAATACGAATTATTGGGATCAGTTATATCTCCCAAAAAATTACCAGCATTATTGATTCTAAATTGATCTGTTACAAGTGCGGCCATATTACCAGCTTTTTTCTATATTTATACTATTTTTAGGATGATTCATTTTTCAATAGCTCCTGTAGTTCTAAGTCCAGCATTTCTTCTTTGTATATATGGGAAAGTTGTTAATCCACTATTAACAGTAAATCCAGCAACCTCTACAGATATTGGATTAATTCCAGATCTTGTAGCACCACTTAATCTACCCCAAGAAATTTCACCAATTGATCCACTTAACCCCTGAACATATGTATTAATTCCAGTAACTGGTGAATTTGAATCAATATTTGAAACAAATTCAAATGCGTTAAGTCCTCCAGGATTACTAAAAGAACTAACATGATAAATGTTATCTAAGAAAGTTGTTCCTATACCTACAGTTGCACCTGTACCTGTTATAGACGTACATCCAGTACCAACTTCAGTGTTATAAATTACAACAGGATAACTATTAAGTAAAGTATTTGCTGCACTACCACTAGTTCTTTGACCAAAGAACTTAAGTGCTAAAGGATTAGATCCTGTTCCAGAAGTTGTTGTTATTCCTGTAATTATTCCAGAAAAACCAGTAGTAGCACTAATACCAGTTATTGATTCTCTAGAAGTTTTAGGTAATGGAGCAATAGTTTGTGGTGGATTAGTCTCACTATATCCTAAACCTGGATTAGTAATACTAATAGAAGTAATAGTACCTCCTACACCAATTACTGTACTTACTGTAGCAGTAGTTCCTATTCCTGTTGCTATTTGAACTGGTGGATTAGAAATAGAAAGTGTAGGTGCTACTGTATAACCACTTCCTGGATTTGTAATAGTAACTGCAGATATTGTACCAGCAGTAGAAACCGTTGCAGTAAATGCAGCAGCAACTGGGGTAACTTGACTTACAATTAAAGCATCACATTCAAAATCTAAAACAGCTTCACCTTCATAATTAAATAAATCAACAGAATCAACAAAGAACTCAGTAGTATTTGTAGTAATACCAGATGTTATTCCTGCATTTGGGAAAACTAATGTTTCAAGAACATTTCTAGTTTTATAAACAACTTCACCGCCAATAACTTTATCAGTTTTTTGCTTTATCCAATCCATTGGACGGAAATCACCTTGAACATAATTTGTCCGATTCATACCTAATCCATAATACAAATTAGTTGAAAATTCATCAGAAGTTGTTATTCCTGTAATAGTTCTTTGTTCTTGTTCAACAAAATTATTTTTAAGTGCTCCGTTTGGATCTGGGTATGGTGTATTTTGTTGATTAACTTTTACAAGATCACCATCTTTAAGAGTTTCTGGTACATCTACAATGAAACTATCAATTGAACTTCCCCTATAGAAGAATATTGCAACATCATCTGCAGGATCTGGTGCTTCAAAGAAATTAACAACAGTTCCACCATTAAATGTATAAGCTACATCTGGTACTTGAATAACTCCATTTATAAAGATTAACAATACAGATTTAAGATCAATATCTTGAGAATCTAAATCTTCTCTATCAGTTTGGAAAGATAATAATTCTCCATTTACTTTTAATGGGAATGAAGTTCTAGATCCATCTTGTATCTCTCTAGTACTATCAATATAATCAAACTCACCAACATTCCATGAACCAAATGAATCAGTAAATATCGAATCAACAGTAAGAGTAAAATCTGAAATAGGAGATTGTAAATACCTATCAGTTACTAATCCAACTGGTTTAATAACATCACCTCTCTTAAATGAGAATCCAGATCTAGGAACAGTGAATGATTTAACTTCAAATAAAGTTGATCCAATACCAGTTGTACTACTTGCACCAATATCAACATTTATCAATAATCCTTTACCAGTATCTGTAGTTGCACCAATACCTAATCTAGAAACACCAAGCACCTCCAAATTCTCATAAAATGGTTGAGGACAATGAATTTTAGGATTAACATATCCAGTTCCAGCAGTACCAACAGCAAATTGCAAAGCACCTCCAGTTCCTGCGGGGGATTTACCAACATTAACAGTAAAGTTAGTTGTATCTACAATACCTTCAACACCTAGTGTTGCATTATGTGAATCATCATTATATGGTCTAGGATATGCATGAGTTGATGTATGATTATCTTGAGCACATGTGAATGTTAAAGAACTAGTACCAATTCCAACTGTACTATTTGCTTTTTGTATACCAGCAGCAGATGCAGAAACATAAGTATGTGCAGAAGTATTAGTGGAAGGTGTTGAATCTAATACTTGAATCTGGAAAGTATTTGAAGTAACATTTGAGATTTGAATCCACTTATTGCTTACTGGATCTGTAGATCTAGGATAAGTATGATTTGTTACATGCCCATCTTTAGCACAAGTAAAGGTTAAAGAATTATCTGCAATCTTAACATAATCACTATTACTATATCCATGATTGGATAATGTAGTAACTGTCATTATACCTGAAGTTGGATTATATACAGTACCTGTAGTTGCAGTTTGAATCCCTGCGGCACTCATACCATGTGCAACAGAAGTAGTTACTGTCAATATACCAGTTCTTGGATCATATTGAGCATTATTAGCAGTTAAAGTCGCTCCAGACCCACCTGTAACACTAAGACCACTAGAAGTTGCACTTACAAACTTATGGATGTTATAAGGGGCAATAGAGGCAGTTATAACAGCATCTCTACCAGCTCCACCACCAGATCCAACTCCCACTGAAATTGTATCTGATGTTGCCTCAACAATTGATAAAGTTGCATTATGTGCTGGATCAGTTGTTCTAGGATATGGGTAATTACTATTATATCCATCATCAGAACATGTAAATACAATTCCATCAGTAACAATTCCAACAGTATTAGCAGATCTCTTTACAGAATTAGCAACAGAAGAATCAAATGTATGAACAGAGGTATGTGATGAAGGTGCCTCATCAAGAACATTAATTTCAAATTGATCTCCACCTGATACATTAGAAATAGGTAACCATTTACCACTTAAAGGATCTGTAGGTCTTGGATATGGATGAGTAGTAGCATTAGAATCTTTAGCACACTTAAATTTCAATCCATAATCATCAAATTTAACTAATTGACCATTTGCTAATGCTGGTGAAGGTGATGATGAAAGTTTTACAGTTAAAATTCCAACATTTGGATCATATACAGTTCCTGTAGTTGCTGTATAATTATCAGATGTTATAAGATTATGTGCTGTTTTTATTAATGTTAATTTTCCATCAATTGGAGTATATGTAGCATCTGTAGGATTAAATACTGCACTAGCAGCACCAATACCATTTCCAGCAACTGTTATTGAATTAACACCAACACTTACAAATTTATGATCATATCCAACATCAGTAATTCCAATAGCAATTGAACCTTCAAAACGATATCCAGAACCAAATAGATCTTGAGTCCCTAATCCAACAGATACTATTGAACCTCCAGCACCAATAACTGCAGTAACTGAAGCACCAACTAAAGGAGCAATTCCAAGTCCACCTTCAGAAGCAAATGATACTACTTGTCCACTTCTTGGTAATTGATTCTGTACTACATCAATTTCACTCTTAATAATTGCTCCATTATCAGAACTAATACCAGTAAATACATAACTTGTTATTCCAGTATTACTTCCACCTATGAATGAATAATTATTATTTGAATTATTTTCAGTAGTTGGTTTTTGGAATATTCCATTAATAACAACTAAACTACTTCCAGTAGTAATACCAGTTGTATTACTTGCACCAATAGTTACATCAAAAGTTTGACCTATACCTGTAAATTTATCAGAAATATCATCATATATTGCATTTGTTGAATAATTTTGCCTTAAATAAACATTACCATTAAAGTTTGCATTATGTGGTGGATAATTACCAGGACTAATTCCTTCATAATTTTGTCCCGGAGGAACTTCTGTAAAATAAATTTTATTTCTTTCAATATTAAATCCACCATTATATAAACGAACGGTAGCACCATCACTATGAGTTGCAGCAGTAGATCCAACAAATCCTCTTTCTACTTCAAGTAATTTAATAGATCCAGTATTTGTTATAGGTCCAATATTAGTAGAACCAAGTCCAACATTAGTAATTTTTACATATTCATCATCAATCTTCAAAGTTTGTCCCGTTTCAAAGGTTGAAATACCAGCAAGAGAAATAATAGAAGTAGATATTGATACTGAACTACTAACATTATTTGCAAGAGTTGTAGTAACTGGAGTATATGATAATGGAGTTTGAATTATATCATCAAGTGCTATTATACTTTTCTCAAGTTTTTTCTGCATCTCAAATCTATGAGCATTACCAGCACCTACAGAAGTAAATGTTACTGCAGTTCCAGCAGAAACAGTAGCAATTCCAATTATTGAGTTATTAATTTTTTTAATATAAACTTGACTTGGTAATACTGCACCATTACCCATTACCATAGATGATGCACTAACACCCTCAATAGTAGAATCAGCAGTATATGTTACTCTTTCATTATCACTAAAGAAATGATTTGGTATATAGAATTCACCTATAGATAAATCACCTATAACAGCACTAGGATTAAAAACTTTTTCAAAAATTGGAATTCTATTATATTTTAAATCAAAAGCATCAGAATTACTACTAGTACTTGCATAACCAGTATATTGAAGTAAAGATAATGATTCTTTAACTGAACCATATGTAAGATTTGGTGTTGCATTATCAAAATCTAAAGCAGTATATAATACTTCACTATAATTTTGAATTTGCATATTGCCACCACCACTAAATGAAGCATCTGGATAGAAATTAAGATTAAATTTAGATCCTACAAGAGTAGATCCAAATGTACCAATACCAGAGGTACTTCCAATAGATATAAATGGATATTGCAAGTCATAGGTGTTAACATTATTATGTGCAATTAATATTTGATGTAGTGCACTTGTCTGACCAACAGAAACTCTTACTATATTCTTAACAGTAGTAACCTTAGACTTAGTAAATTCAAAAATAGTAGATGCAGATGAAACATTAGAATATGAAGATTCAAATCTTGCAGAATTTTCAGAACCATCTGGAACAACAGATTCTTTAAATCTATAAGTCCCTACACCAGAAGCAGTTGTTCCAAAACCAACAATTTTAGAATTAACAGATACTTGATTTGTATTGTTATTTTCATAATTTAAGTATAAAATACCAGATTCTATATTTGAAGTAAATGTTCCTATAAAATTAGAATTAAGAATATCTAAATTATAATCAGCAATATATGAATTAGTACCATCATGTGTTACATAAACATCAACAATATTAGTTTCATCTGCAAAAGTATCTTTTATTTCAACTGATGCAAAATAAGAATCTAATTTTGTAATTTCAGCAGATGCTATTACAGATGTAGTACTTGCTGCCACAGTATCATTAGTTCCAATTAAATCAACAAAACCAAGACTAGTAGATGTTAATCCTACAGAACTTACAAAAGAATCTTGTAATATTTTAATATTAACATCAGTATCAAAAGGATCAACTGGTGAAATTTTTAATCTATAAGTATTATCTACTTCTTTTTCTCCAATATAATCTAAAAGACTTTGATTGTTATCAATACTAGAATTAGATAAAGATCCTTTATCAATAGTAAATATATCACCTGAGATAAAATCAATTGAAACAAGTGCTTCTGAGATTTGAATATCAGAAGTTGCTGGATTAATTGCCTGTATTAAAAGTCTATTATAACTAGCATTTAAATCTAATTCAGCAGTTGATGGACCACCCTGAATTCCAATGTTACTACTAACATTAGAGAATTGAGAACTAATATCATCTACTTTTAAAACTCTATTACTCTTACAAAGAATATAATCAGTAAGTCTTACAGTTTTTAATCTAATCTTATTTCCTTTATTTGGTAATAAAGTACCAACATCAACTACATTATCAAAGTTATTAATTGTATCAACTCTAGTTTCAGATATCAAATCACGAGTTACAATTGTTGCATCAGTACTACCAATACTTGCACTACCAGTTGGAATTGTAGTTCCTATACCAACATCAGCAAAATTCTTAAGTCCAGTTGTATGAACTAATCTATTTACTGAATTTACTAAAGATTGATACTCAATTGGACTTTTAACAGTATAAGATAATGTTTGATAATAATCATTATCAGGTATAACCTGATAATCTTCATCTAATTTTCCGACTCCATCAATCCATCCTTGATTTTGTCTAGAAGAATAATCAACAGTATATGTTCCAGAATTTCTATATGTCGAATTAATTGTAGCTACAGATCCTGATATACTTCCCTTAATAATATCACCAACTTTTAAATTATAATTACCTAGTAATTTAACATAATTATTAGCAACTTTATCAACACTAAGACCAATATCACTATAATAATCATTTGTAAATAATAAAACGACTTCATCCTCCATGAACTCTGCTTCAACTATCGTTGGATTAAATTTAGGATACCAATCAAATGGTATAACAGTACCAAATTCTTGATCAGTTTTAGCTAATCCAGGATTATTAGCAATTCCATTAAGATCACATGTGATCTTAAGTGGATTAGCTGATGGGATAGATTTAACAGTATAGAATTTATAATCATTATCAGCAGAATTATAACCATTACCATATTCATTTACAATACCTTCAACAAAAAACTTATCTCCAACTTTAAATGGTAAAGTTGAGAATCCAACCAAAGGTGGAGTTTTTAATGTAAATGTAGCAATTCCAGTAACACTATCAGTAATAATAGTACTACCAACAGAAATATTAGTGATATCAATACCATTACTATTATCAATTGTATATAATTCAACAACCCCTATTCCTTTAACTTCACTTCTAACAGTAACACCAACTATTGCAGATTTACTAGATCCAATAATTGGTTCCAAATAATCACTATTAACAATTTCTCTAGTATCTGAATCAATAACAACTATCTTAGGAGGACTTATATAATTTTTACCACCATTATCAATTTTAACATCTATAATTTTATTATTTTTTGTTAAAGTTACTACTGGAGATAATTTTGCTGAAGGTGCTAAGGTTTTATCAGAAGCATATTCAAATCCAATATCCATAATATTAACAGTATCAATATTATTAGTAGTCTTAGATGTTGGTAAAATAATAGCACCTGAACCTTCTGTTGAAGCAATACTTACAAATGCAGGTAGTTGTTTATATCCTATTCCACCAAAATTCATACCTATACCAGATACTCCACCTCTTGCAGTAAGAGATTTTGTTGTATAATGTAAAGTTTCTGTATTTGTTGAAAGATACTTAAAACTCTCTGGAATTTTGTTTAAAGAGATATTAAAAGTAGTACTGCCAATACCAGAAACACTATATTCTCCATTATACTCACTATTTCGATAAGATATTTGTGATCCTTTTTCAACATCAACATCAGAAGTGCTTATAAATCCACTTTTTTCTATATTATAATATAAATTTAATGGATTATAATCTGAATAATTTAAAGTAATTGTTGCATCTGTAGAAACTCCAATTGTACCATCTCTTGTTATTGAAGTTGAATCAGTCTGTCCTGTTGAAACAAAACCATTTTTAAATTCTCTATCATAATAGAATTTAAATTCATATCCTGATAAAGAACTATCAGAAACATCAAAAATTAAATTATTATTTCTAATTACATTTAATGGAGGATTTATTAATGATAATTCATGATTTGATCCACCTATTGACACTAAACTAACAACTTCTGGTGGAATTGATTTTGATCTAGAAAGGGTATCTGATAATTGAATCCTATTATTGTCTATTTTATAAACAAAATATCCACCAGTTTCTAAACCACTAATTATATCTCCATCGGGAGAATCATAATAAACTTTATCTCCAGTATTAAGACCATGAGTAAAAATTCCAATTATATTTGTAGTTGTATTAACACCTGCAGAAGTAAATCCAATATTATTAACTAATAATTTCTCAGATAATGCATTAAACTTAACTTTAAAAGGTATTGTTGCATTTGTACTTCCAATACCAACTGTTTGATTTGGTTTAATTGATAAATTAACAATATCTCCATTTGATAAATTATGTTCAGTTGAAACTGAAACTTGAGTAGTTATCCTCTCAACAGACCCTGTTATTTGATTAAAAGTAGATTCAAATGAGTAATCATAATAATTACTAGCATTTCCAGTAAAGAATAACCCATTAGTTGTTGTTAATCCAACTTGAGTTACAATTCCAATATAATTATCACCCTTGTTTATTATAAAAACTTCATCACCATTTGCAATACTAGTAGGACCACTACCACCAATATTACCATCAGTTGAAACTGCAATATTTGTTCCACTAGGATTAGTATTAAATTTAACCTTTTGTCCTGTTATAAATGAATGATTTGGTAAATATAAACTTTGAGCTGGAATATCTATACTTTCTGTTAACACTCCAACAGTAACATCAATTGATGTTGAAATACCTGCTATAGTTGCAATACCGACAGACTGTTTAGGGTTAAAATAAACAATATGATTTACTTTAGAAGTAAATTGATCAGTTTTTAGAGGAATATCAAAATAACTTGGAATTAAACTAACTATTGTTGAAATTGTATGAGCAGTTCCAGAAATACCTCTCTTAACCCTTAATATATTTCTATCTTCAAATTTATTAAGAACATGTAATTTTTCAGTACCTATTCCAATACTACTACCTATAGAAATAAGATTTGTTCTTCCAACAAAAATATCCTCAATTTGAGATAAGGTAGTATTGCTCTCAACTTGTTTATATAAAATAGTAGTTTCTGTAGGTACTCCAACAATATGAGAATCTGCAAGATAATTAATAGCTGTTGATAATCCAGAAATAGTAACAGGATTTTTATCACTCAATATATGTGATGTTGAAATATATGCAGATACTGTTTCTGGACTACTCCAAACAAATACTACATCATCATATTTAACAATAGAAGTATCAATTTCTGTTATTGTTTTTCCTTCTAAAATACTAACAACAGCATTTACACCATTACCATTAGTACCTGTATTATCAAATACTAAATTATCTCCTATTTTATAACTATCACCACTATTAAGAATATCAAATTCTTGAACAGATCCCTGAGTAACTGAGTCAACAACTGTTATTTGTGATTGAATTTCGTTAGATTCTACAATAAAATCATTATCAGAAAATTCATTCGATATTTTATATGGGAAAGTATTTCTTATTAAACCAGACTCATTATAATTGAATAAAGATTGATCTGAAGTAAATACATTTTGATCTTCAATTACTAATGGATTGGATCTATAACTATTACCAATAAAATATGGAAATTGTGGTTTAAAATAATTTGAAGCATTTGTAGATAATCCAACAAAATATGCATAAATTCCGTCAGGATAATCTGGAGTTTTACAAAATCTTCCATTATGTTCGTCTAAATCACCACTACCAGTAAATAAGTAATCATTTACAAATAATCCATCATTTGCAATAGGTCTATCATCATAATCAGTATTTAAACTATAACCACTATTAAGAACTCTTATATCAGATTGTGGATCTAAAGCATTACTATATCCATATGGTCCATATATTGGATTACCATCATATGCCCAACCAATAATTTTAGAATGACCACCACCAGCATCTTGATCTACAAAATATTTTTCTAGAGAAGAACTAGCATTTTTATTTTTAAACCAAATATCAGTAGAGTATCCAACAATTGAATATTTTAAATTATTTGGAGAACTTAATAATAATTCATTATCCTTATTAAATCTTTCAAAATTATTTAAAGTCAATTCTCTTATATTTGTATCAAATAATGCATTTAATCCAACAGATTTAACTTTAATTGTTGTTTTATCTTGAGTATAACTTATACCAGAACTAATAATCTTTACATCAGTAATTTTATTATCGGTTATAACAGCCCTTAATTCTGCAGAAAAACCATCACCAGATACTTCTAAATCGGGTGGTGAATAATATTCAGATCCAGAAGATTCTATTACAACTTTAATTATTTTACCATTAGAAATAATTGGTCTTAATGCACCACCTTTTCCATTTTGTAAAGAAATTATTGGTTTATTTTTAAAGTTTATAACATCCGTAGACCCATATCCAGTTCCTTTTTCATAAAGCAATCCAGATACTATTTCTCCACGAGCAATAGGAGTTGCTACAAAATCCTCTGTAGGTGCAATAAGTTTTGTAGTAGAATCAGTTGAAATACCAGATTTAAAGGCATTTATATTAATTGTAAGAGGTGGATATGCAAATTCTTGATAATCGGTACCTTTTGATTTAAGATTTACATACTTATTATCCAAATATTCTGTTTTTATTGTTCCACCAACTCCAGCATTAGATAATCTAAAAGTATCATTATCCAATTTAATTACATAATATTGATTTGATTGTGATAATCCAGAAATAAGTGATCCAGAACTAGAATAAGTTATTAATTCACCACTAGAAAATCCATGATCTTCAAATTTAATCGTTGATCTAAATGTATTAATACCTGCTTGTTTGACGAATATTCTTCTATTTTCATAAGGATTACCTGATTTTATTATATCAACAGAATCTAGTGTTTTCTTTGCTTCGGCAAGTCTAAATTTATGAATTCCAGACTTTCCTGCAAATGTAAATCCTATGGTGTTGATACCTGCAGCATAATCATCAATATTACCATATAGTTTGATAGTATTAATTCCAACAACTTGAGGATAATATACTGCCTCTTCTGTTAAAAAATTATTTAAATATGCATTGGAAGCACCAAATGTACCTATACCTATTGCACTACTATTATTATTTTTATCATAAACTAATCCCTGACCATTTCGTAAATTATGTGGGGTTAAAAATGTTATTGTTTCTGCAGTAATATCAATACCACCACCCTTATCATTTGTTCTTCCATCAAAAGAAATTTCTCTGAATCTCTTCTTTATTATTGGTTGTAATATACTTTCTGCACCATTACCACCACTCATTGTTATTGAATTAATATCTTCAATATCAAAATTTTGCTCATCAATTATAATATCAACTATATCACCTCTTACTACTGGTTGTACTAATGCTGTTGTACCTAATCCAGAGGAAATAGTTATTTTTGGTAGATTAACTAAATCATAATTAGAACCACCATTTAAAACTAAGAATTTATCTATTGGACCATAAAAAATATTATCAGTTGACTTATAGTTAGAAATTTCAACACCATTTACTAACATACCAGTAGTACCTGGTATAGTTTTTACATCTTTTGAATCTTTTAAATTTGGAACTAATGGATATTTTCTAAGTAATTTTTGTGGACCAATTTTTGCATCTAAATGCCTTAGTAAAGTAAATGTATGTGTTGTTGTAGATCCTGGAATATCAAACTCAATATAACTATCTGATTCTATAAAAGCTGGTGATAGATACAATCTAATTTTATTTTTTTCATCCAAAACCCTTACATAATAATTACCAGCAGATAAACCTATAAGTGGAGTAGTTCCTGGTTGATAATATACTTCATCTCCTGTAATAAAAGGAACATCATTTGCAAATGATAAAATAGAATATTTGAAATTAGTTGTATTTTGACCTTGAACAGTATCATTAGCAGTTATTGTAGTAATTCCAACCTGTAAAATTTTAGATTGTATAGGATATGAAGGTAAAGAATTGGAAGCAACATATAAATTTTTATCAGAATCATTATATACATTCTGAATATCAGATGTTATTTCATTATTTCCATAAGTAATTGGAATATATGTACTAGAAGTTTTATTTAAAGATCTTCTTATAGAATAATTTTTTCCAACATATGCATCAAATCCTGCTCTTAATTCAATATTATTATTACTAATTGCATCTACAACATCGATTCCAACAACAAAAGTAGTAATACCAGATGCATTTTTTTCTAAAATATCTATAGTATCTGTTACTTTTAAACTAGATTTATCAATATCAGATAAAACATTAAATTGTGTTATTTTAGCTGATGTATTAATACCACCAACAATTTTTTCAACAAATACATCAGTTTCATAAGTTGATGAAGTATTATAAATCCAAGAATTAGCAAAAACTTCCTTTTTAGTTTTATTAATATCTGGATTATCTATTAAATCACCTAATGTATCAACATATATACTTTCTCCTTCTATACATAACTTATTAGTATCTGAAGGAGTAAATTTAGATAAAACTCCAGTAATTCTTAATTCTACTTTATTTTCTAAATTACCATTTTCATACCCAAAAATAACTTCATCAGAACGTAAATTATCTGTACTATCAATTTTTTCTTTTATATTTTTACAATTTAAAAATTGATTTATTGTTGTATCAGTATATGTAATATTTGTATTAATACCAGAATGTATTAATGTACCAGTAGTACTAAATCCTACAGTAGAATCTACTGTAATAACATCCGAATCCTTATCTACATCACCAATTACCTTTGTTTTACCTGGAATTGTAAATGTTCCTGTAATAGAATCTCTTTCATTATATCCAACAAAAAGATCTAATCTATAATAATTTCCAACATTAACACCTGTAAGATACTCAACATCAGATACAGATGCAGTAGTTTGAGAGTCTGTGGATTTTACAATAGTTTGACCCTTTAATTTTAAAGGATCTCCTGAAATTAATTCAGCAACTACTTCTTCACGTCTAATATATTTTGCTGAAGATGGTTTAATTAAATAATCTTCAAGGTCAATAACTGATGGATCAACACCATATAATACATTAAATAAAATTCTAAAGGATTCTTCTGTTCCCTTAGTTTCATAAAAAGTTCTTGCTTCTTTTATAAAGTTATTAACATCTAATCTATCAACAAATTTACTATTCTCCATTCCAGGAGTAAGAGTATATTTGAGTTTTTTATAGAATTCTTGTAAAAATAAAGCACTTAAATTCTTTACTGTTGCGTTTTCTGCATGTTCAGATGCTACAGTATCAGAAAATACTAATTCTCCTGGATTATTTGGCTCATGGTATGTGGAAATTCCACTAAATCCACGTTCACAACCTGTAAAAGTATTTGTAGTTAAACCTGTATATGTAATTATTTCATTATCAATCTTTAAAAGACCATACTTATCAGGAAATCCTTTTGTGCTTTCGACTGAAATTGTTTTAGCACCAACAGTGGTTATTCCAGTTAAGGTTGTTTCTCCTTTGATAACCTCTGGTGTTAAGTTATCTAATTTTAAATATTGGTCTAAATTATCCGCAAGATCAACAGGACCACCAGTATATTCTTGTGAAATATAGTATTGTTTTAAAAATTCGGGGTAATTTGGACTTTCAGATAAGAAAAATTCAGGAATTTGACTATCAACAATTTGCTGTACCTGAACACGTTTATTAATTCCAGTTGTTATCATATTCTATCCCCTGGTTAATACTCCATTTGTATAACTTGACGTAACTTTGAACCCAACTCCAGATATTTGCTCTCCTGAAGAAATGGTGTCTTTAACCATATTTATTGAACTATCATTAATGCTAAATTTCAAATATAAATCTTGAAGTCCAATAATATCATTGGATTCTGGATATGCTTGAATTTCAATAACATTATTTGCAATATCTGTTGATGTTATATTAACTGTAGTTAAAATTATTTCACCTTTTACATAATCTACTGTACCTGCAGATTGTACAATTACAACTTTTGACCCATCAACTGTATCTGTCCTAACAATTGATATTTCACCTGTTAATTTATCAGGATTTGGACTATCTGTTAGATATACTGTATCTGCAACACCAGAAATCTTAAATCCAGTACTTTTAATGTTTAAACCCTCTGGTTTAACGTTAAATCTGTTACCAAAACACAATTCATACTGAGAAAATTGGTTTATAAGAGCATTTAAGTTTCTTCTAATACGTACTCTTGTAATATTTGATGTTATTGCCGTATTAATGTTATCAATAACACTTAAAACTTTACTATACTTAAATCTTCCACCAAATTTATTAATATCAGTTGATTGTGAATAAGTTGTAAGACCACCTACAACTTCAGTCTTCAAATTATTAACAGTATCAACTTGAGAATTGTTATAATAAATGAAAGATTCTAATTCAACATATAATATTTTTAAATCTACTATTTTTTGGTTAATTCCAGTCAAAGAATAACTTTTTAAGTTTGAAAGAATCTGTTGTTTATCAAAATCAGAGACAAATTCACCATTTTTTGGTTTAATTGAGATAAAAACAGTTCCAAACTGAGGTGGATCTATTTCTTCCCCACCAACAACTGAAACACTTTCAGTATTTGGATATACTTGTTGTATTACAGACTCATAATCCCTTGATGTAACAGCTCTATACTGTGCCGAATACAGTCTAGGAGCAAAGTATTTAATAGAATCGATAGATTCTATATCACCACCATTAGATGCCCTTGTAAGCGTTGTTATATTGGATATAGTAGTATCTGTAACAGTAGCATTTAAGGAATTTATAAAACTTCCTGAAAATGAGAATGCAGAAGGACCATTACCATCTACTCCATCTGTAACAATGTAACTAACTGTAATTTCTGCTCCATTATCTAACTTTTTACCAAAGATTCCATCACCAAAAAGTATCTCATATCGCTCATCTTGCACTTCTTGGAGTAAAAATGTTCTTGAATTTGAATCAATATTTAAAATATTGTCAATTTTAGTGTATTGTACACCTTTTCCTGTATCTGAAGTACCTTTTACATGTACAACTATGGTTGAAGTGTCGATAAATGAGTTATCTAGGATAAATCTTTGATCTAATGACCCATCATAAGTAAAAGATTTAGTTAAATATGTGCCTTGATAGACTGTAATTGGACTAAATGTTGCTTTATAGAATGTTTTTGACGGTGTATTGGGAGTGGCAGCAGTTATAGAGTCATATTTAAGAGTTGTTGTAATACTTTCTGGTATAGAAAAGGTATATGATGTATTATCTACGTTACCTGTACATACTAAACCCTCTTTTAAGGTTAATGTTCCTCCTTGATCTTCTGTTACAACCGTAAATTCAACGGATGCTTGTGCTGCCGTCCTAGAACGAGGTACATATCCTATATTTCTTGCTAAAGAAACTACATTTTCTCTTACAGTTGCTGAATCTAAGAAAGATTCATTCACAACCATATTAGAATTAAATGCTGTAATATACGTATTATATGCTAAAGTATCAATTAAAGTTGAAAAGTTAGACCCTTCAAAGTCAAAATCAGTAAATGTCGAATTTGCACGTAGATAATCCTTAATTGAGGTTTTTATCTGGTCAAAATCTAAGTTTGTAAATTTAGTAAAAGGCATATTATCTTGTAGCTTCTAGTATAAATGTAAATGCTTGAGTTGGTAAATCTAATCCTATTATATTAAAATAAACAGTAACATTAAACTCATTTCTATCTATCTGAGGATCTACCTCTACTATTAAACTATCTACTCTTGGTTCAAAGTTAGTAATTGCAATTTCAATTTGCTTTTCAATTACAGATGCAGTACCAATATCTACCAAATCAAAAAGACTAGATCTAACATCAGAACCTAAAATAGAATTAAAAAATCTTTCTTTTGGTATAGTTTGTACTATATTTCTTACAGATTTTGCGATTGCATTCGCATCTTTTATTACTGTAAGGTCTTTTGTAATAGGATGAGCATTAAAGGATAGACTAATATCTTTAAATGATCTAGATATCCTTGTTTTCATTCAATTTAATAGCAGTTTTCTAGATTTATTTATACAGCAAATCTTAACAATTAGATAATAACATTAAAAAAGCGTCCCTTTCGAGACGCTCACGACTATTTTCCTTGTCCTCTATATCTTTTACGAGACGAGTTACGGGATGTTGCCGAGTATTTCGAGTGTTTCCCGTTTCCCTGACGAGATTTCTTCGGCGGTGATTGAATAAAATCTCCACCACTAATACCACTTTTTGCTCTTACTGCCATTGATCCTCCTTAATAACTTCAGTTGTAATACTATCTGGATGTGGTGTCCCTGTTTGATAGAATTCTATTGATAAGTCTTCTAGTCTATTGAAATACTCTAATTCCGATAGACTAGAATACACTAACTTGCCATCTATTAGAATATTATATGACTCTAGTTTTCTCATGTCCTACACGTACCCGTGGATCGCACCATATTTCGTAACCTGCTTCCTTTGCATCAAGACAGAAAGAAACATCTTCACCGCACATGTCTTGTACTTCGCCTGACTCGAAAACTTGCATCTTCGGTGCAAACCAAGGATACTTCATTTCTTCGTTCTCAAAGACTCCTTTCTTAATTAAAAGCCAACCGAAACCTGTATAATCTACTGTAAAAGGTTTGCGACGTTTGGATATACTTTCGACAGTTTCGTGATTCATCACTCCACCATTACCACGAAAATCATCCTCATCTAACCAATGTGCTACAGAAGTAGTCTTACCATCTTCGGTTGCATACCATCCTGCTGCAATATCTTTATCCATCAATACAATTTGCCAAAACTTCTCTGTATTGAATACAATATCACTATCAATCCATAATTGATAATCATATGTTAATTTACCATCCCAAGGTAATTGATCTGGTCCCCTTAAAACATTTGCTCCAAGACACTTACATCTTGCAAAATTCACCATAGAAGAATAATCTTGTGAAATTTGTATACTTGCTCCTGCTTGTACAAGATCAAAACATAGCTGAACAAATGCCTTTAAGTAAACATATGAAACCCCTCTACCAGGTAAACAGAATACTACTGATTTTCCTTTTACTAATTCCTTTGCTTTATCATAATCCCAATCAGGACTTTTATTTGCTGTAGGAGGTTTTGCTTTTACTGTAAATCCTTTAGCCATAACGTGTTGTAATTACATTTCAATTATATCAGTTTATATATCATATGTCAATATGATGCATCGACCATCTCAGGTTCGCTTAACTTTTCATACGTTAAATCTTCTGTAAAATACGACTTATATATCCGTCTCCATATAATATTAAACTCCCATTCAGTTAAATCTTTGAACAAACAGTTGTTCTGTAAGTATATGTGATAAGTTGGATTAGTCATCATCTTTTTGTGTAATAACAATTTCGCTACCGTCTAATGTAAGTTCTATTTCAGATCCTTCATACCATCCAAAATCATTGACGACCCATTCGGGCAATTCCACATAATAATGATTTGTTATAGAATCGACCTGTATGGTCTCAAAAATTTTCCCAGAATTTTTCTTCATATAAATTCAATCCTGTGTCGAAATTATATATGAGAAAAAAAAATTTGATTTTCCTTATATTTAAAGGTCGATCTGGGTCGTTTATAGCTTAGGGGATCCATGCGTTTTTAAAACAACCCCCCGATCAACGGGGGGGACTGTCTGATTCACGAACGAATGGCAGTGAATCTCTCATTATCAATTGACTGTAATGCCATGAGTAATCCGTTTGCATAATCCTTCAAACCCTTAGCATCCTTTACTTGATTGTCTAATGCTCTACATGCTTGGGCGGCAATGTCGATTGCATTATCCGTATGGCGTTCAGAGAATAATCTAAACTCTTTGAGAATAGCGGGGCGGTTGCCAGCGTGACGGACATAAGCGGCGGCGAGTGCATCATACTCTTCTGCTAACCATGTTCTTTCAGATGCACGAACGGCACGAACAGTGGTTTCAATCGCAGTTTCTAAGATTGTCCTACCACGCTTATAGAATCTTCTTTCCTCACGGTCTGCTAAGTGTAAGAGTCCGAACGCTTCAACGTTCCATTTTTGGGATTGATAGAATTCCACTGCCTCAATATCAGCAGTTGAAATGTTAGAGAGATTTGCTTGCATGATGGGGTGGGGTTGCTTACTGTGTTATTATAGAGGATGGGGTGAGAGAATCACCCCGTTTGTTATAATCCTTTATGCTAAAGCAAACTTAGGATTAACGAAGTTTGAGTAACTAAACTCACGGCGACTGACTAATTTGAAATATCCAAAGCGGGTGATCATAACGTATCCCTCACCCTTTGTGATTTCAGTGTAATTAATGCGGGTTTCAAACTCTGCATTGTCTTCGCATGAATCCAACGCTGCCAACTTAATCTCATTAACAGTATGCCAGAACTCAATCAGGTTTGCCTTGCATAGACCCGCCCATTCAAAAATTTCAGGGTTAACGTCTTTACCCTCACGAATAAGAGCGTTGATGTTGGTTTTAATTTTCTTTGCTGTTCGCTCATCTACAAAGTCAACATCTGCTGCCATCTTCTTTGCATGGTCAATCAAAACTTTAAGATCATGAAAGGCATCATTTTTGCCCTCATTAAAATCATCTGATATGAACGCCGTGGGTTGAA